GTGAAACGGTACTTGATCGAATGCGGTGCTTCTCAACCCTCGGCGGCAGACGCGATCGCTATGGATGTCCAAGGGGCAGCCAAGAACGTCAATCTGCGCATCGACTATATCAGCCGGACGATGCTTGGAAACGTCCCAGACTTGTTGATCGACCTGCTCGAAGTGGCAGCTTACGTCTACTGCGCAGATCAGCGGCTTGTTCGGGGCTCTGACAAACTGACGAACTTCGGCGAGAGTTGGCGGCGCAGCCTTCGCTTCTCTATCCCCGTGCGCCAGTTAGAAGCATGGCAGGATCCTGACGTACAGGAAATTTTGGCTGACACTCTCGGCTTCTTGTCGGACGACAGCTACGAGTTTGATTTTCGAATAGCCGAGGCTCCAGTCCAGCCACGGGAGCTGTACTTTCCAGAACTCCTTGATGCGTCAGCGGAGCATGACGAGGTCGCCTTGTTCTCCGGGGGCGTGGATTCGTTCGCAGGGGCGGTCAACGACATTGTTACCCTCGGGAAATCGGTCACACTTGTCGGGCATTACTCTTCCACCAAGGTCCGCGCGGTCCAGGAGAACCTGATTCAAGGTCTGAGGCAGCGGGGTTTAGATCGACGGGTTTCCTACATTCCGGTTTGGGTCAGTAATGAAAATGAGCGGGCTCGGGAATTCACACAGCGAACGCGGTCCTTCCTTTTTGCCTGCCTTGGGCTCGTGGTCGCGAGGATGTCCGGAAAGGACAAGTTCAGCTTCTATGAGAACGGCGTCGTCAGCATCAATCCACCATTGGCGGGCGATGTCGTCGGCGGCCGTGCTACGCGCACCACGCACCCGAAGGTGCTGCGCGGATTGGAGGCATTGTTCTCACTGCTCTTGGACCGCCAGATCGAGATCCAAACACCGCTGCAGTGGCTGACCAAGAAGGAGGTGACTCAGAAAATCAAGGAAGCGGGCTTGGCCGACATGCTCGGCGAGACTGTCAGTTGCACCCGTCCACGAAAATGGACCGAAAAGCAGAAACATTGTGGCGTCTGTTCGCAGTGCATAGACCGGCGCTTCGCCGTGCTCGCTGCAGGCATGGGAGACCACGAGCCGGCCGAGAACTACATGCGTGACCTTCTCCTCGCCGATCGCAGTGCCGATGACGATCTGCGCATGGCCCTGAGCTACGTCTCGTTCTTCCAAAGGGTTGCGGCAACCCCCAAGGAGCGGTTTCTCGTGGACTTCCCCGAGGTGGTATCGGCGCTCGACCGTTTCGCCGGCCTGTCCACCCAAGACGCGGGCGACCACGTCTACGACCTCTTTCAGCGTCATGCGAAATCGGTCGAGGAGGTCATCACCACAGCGGTTTCCGAGCATATAGGTCCGTTGTACCGGAGCGAGTTGCCGTCCGGCTCGTTGCTGGCAACCTGTTTCAGCCGGGGCCACATCGAAGCGCCGCCGCCTTCCGATTACGACGTACAGGCCAAGGCATTCATGGATCGCCTTGGCGCCCCTGTCCTCGAATTCGCTTTCGACCAGGACGCCAAGCGCGTTCTGTTTCAGGGAAGCCATTACCTTGAAGGTGCGAATTTCCGCGTGGTCGAAGCGCTGATCGAGAACTTTCGGGAAGCCAAGAGGCAAATAGCAGACGTCCCGTTCTTACCCGCCGCCGACTTGGCGGACCGACTTGGCGTCAGCGACCAGTCGATGCGTCAGCAACTTGGGCGATTGCGAAAGGCCATCGAACCGCTGACCGTGACGCTCGGCATCCCACTGGACCAAGATTCGTTTGTCCAAACGAAGGAGCGCGCTGGCTATCGCCTGAACCCCGAATGGCGGGAGGTCTCGGTCGGGGACATCCGGGTCGATACCGCGGTCACATCACAAGCTTGAGCCGATTACGTCACGGCCCGATCTACCCGACGTCACAACTCACCCGCTGAAAGCCCCGGATTCCGGGGCTTTTTCGTGCGCCGACGTCACAAGAAAGACGAGGCCTGATTATATATCAGCGCCCGTAACACGTTGAAAATGCTCGCATATCCAGGCGCTCCAAAGCGGCTGGATGAAGCGGAAGGCACATCAACGGAGTTACACCCATGTCACTCAGGCATTTGAACCAGATCGAGCTCGCCGCTCGCTGGAACATCAGCCACCGAACGCTTGAGCGGTGGCGCTGGACGGGCGAAGGCCCGCGCTTCGTCAAGCTCGGCGGTCGCGTCGTGTATCGCCTCGAAGACGTCGAGGAGTACGAGCGCGAGCAGATCCGGGCGAGCACCGCCGACCACCCCAGCAAGCCTGCGGCATGAGGGGGTGGTGATGACGATCTCCAACCGCATCTCCCTCGATGAGCTCCGGCGCATGGCCGTCGGCGACATCGCCGCTCTGCCCGCCGAGCAGCTCGCCCTCCTGCAGGACGAGGCCGCCGACGCCCTGCGCCGCGCCAAGACCGTCTGCGACTGGCTCGATGGGGCCGTCGCGCTCAAGTACGGCGATCGTGCCCACGCAACGCGCCAAGCGGCCGGCAAGGACACGGGGACCATCCGCTTCGATGACGGTGCGGTCACCGTGATTGCCGACCTGCCGAAGCGCGTCGACTGGGACCAGGACAAGCTCGCCGCTCTCGTCGAACGCATCCGGGCCGAGGGCGACGACCCCACCGAATACGTCGATGTCGCGATCAAGGTGCCCGAGCGCAAATTCGCGGCCTGGCCGAGCCACATCCGCTCCGCCTTCGAGGACGCGCGCACCGTCCGCACCGGCAAGCCCAGCTTCCGTCTGTCCCTGAACACCGAGGTGACGTCATGAGCATCACAAAGAAGCTCGCGATGCTCCGCGAGCAACATTTCGGGCTGGACAAGCTGCCCGAGACCATCCGGGTGCCGGCCCTTGGCGAGCGTCGCGACGAGACCGTCAAGCCGGTCGGGGCGGCCTCGATCGACGACCTGGCCTTCGCCCTCATCGGGCTGAACGAGCAGGCATCGGCTCTCTACCGCGAGATCGACGCGGTGCGCACCCTCCACGACGAGGCCCGCAAGGCCGGCGCGCTGGGAGCGGACATCGCGGTCGACGCCTTGATCGCGGCGAAGGGAGGCAAGTGATGGCCCTCCCGATCATCTCCGCCGATCAGCGTCTCGCCGAGCCGCGCGGCATCAAGGGCACGATCTTCGGGAAGTCCGGGATCGGCAAGACTAGCCTTCTCTGGACGCTCGACCCCGCCACTACATTGTTCATCGACCTGGAGGCGGGCGACCTCGCCATCGAGGGATGGTCCGGCGACAGCGTGCGGCCGCGCACATGGGCCGAGTGCCGCGACTTCGCGGTCTTCATCGGCGGCCCCAACCCGGCGCTTCGGGACGATCAGGTCTACAGCGAGGCTCACTTCGCCGCGGTGTGCGAGCGCTTCGGCGATCCGGCTTCGCTCGACCGCTACCACACGGTCTTCATCGACTCGATCACCGTCGCCGGGCGGCTCTGCTTCCAATGGTGCAAGGGGCAGCCCGAGGCATTCTCGGAGAAGACCGGCAAGCCCGATGTCCGCGGCGCCTACGGCCTGCACGGCCGCGAGATGATCGCGTGGCTCACGCATCTCCAGCACACGCGGGCGAAGAACGTCTGGTTCGTCGGGATCCTCGACGAGAAGCTCGACGACTTCAATCGGCGCATCTTCCAGCCGCAGATCGACGGCTCGAAGACCGGCCTCGAGCTGCCGGGCATCGTCGATGAAGTTCTGACGATGGCGGAGATCAAGGACGAGTCCGGCGCGCCGTACCGTGCCTTCGTCTGCCAGACGATCAACCCATGGAACTTCCCGGCGAAGGATCGCTCCGGCCGTCTCGACCTGATCGAGGAGCCGCATCTCGGCCGCCTGATGGCCAAGATCCGCGGACCCGTGAAGCCCGCCTCCGAGCGGCTGGCCTATCGCAGCGCGCCCCCGGCCGCGACCGCGCCGACCTCCGACGCACGCACCCATTCCGAAAACGCCTGAACAAGGAGACCCCAGTCATGTCTGGATCCTGGAACGACTTCAACGACGCCAAGCAGAACAGCAACATCATCCCCAAGGGCACGCTGGCCAAGGTGCGCCTGACGATCCGCCCAGGCGGATTCGACGATCCGGCGCAGGGCTGGACCGGCGGATACGCCACGCGGGGAACCACCGGCTCGGTCTATCTCTCGGGCGAGTTCACGGTTCTCGAAGGGCCCTACGCCCGGCGCAAGATCTTCACCCTGATCGGGCTCTACAGCCCCAAGGGGCCGGACTGGGCGAACATGGGCCGCAGCCTGATCCGCGGCATGCTCAACTCCGCGCGCGGCATTTCTGACAAGGACACGTCCGCTCAGGCCCAGGCCGCCCGTCGCATTAGCGGCTTTGCCGATCTCGACGGGCTCGAGTTCGTGGCGCGGATCGACATCGGTACCGACACCAACGGCGAGGAGAAGAACGAGATCCGCGCGGCCGTGACGCCGGATCACAAGGACTATGCCGCTCTCATGGGTGGCGTGCCCAGTGTCGCAGCGCAGCCGCAGGCTCAGCCTTCTCAGCCCTCCATGCCCCAATCTTCAGCACCGGCGGCGGGCACGCGCCCGTCCTGGGCGCAGTGAGGGGGCCATGCTGCTGCGTCCCCGCCAGAAGCAGTTCGTCGAGCGCAGCGTCCGCGCGCTCGGCGAACACGGAAACACCCTCGGCGTGGCCCCGACCGGAGCCGGCAAGACGATCATGCTTTCGGGGGTCGTCGGTCGCATGGTCAGCGAAACCCCGAAGAGCACGGGCGCCAAGGCATGCGTGCTCGCCCACCGCGACGAGCTGACCGCGCAGAACCGCAGCAAGTTCGGCCGGGTGAATCCCCGCATCACGACCTCGGTTGTCGACGCGAAGGAGAAGTCCTGGGCTGGCCAGGTCACCTTCGCCATGGTGCCGACGCTGGCGCGCGCCGGTAATCTCGGCCAGCTGCCCGCGCTCGACCTCCTGGTGATCGACGAGGCACACCACGCGGCCGCCGACAGCTATCGCCGCATCATCGACGCTGCGCTGCAGCGCAATCCCAAGTGCCGGATCTACGGCGTCACGGCGACGCCCAATCGGGGCGACAAGCGCGGTCTGCGCCCGGTGTTCTCGAACGTCGCCGATCAGATCCGGATCGGTGAGCTCATCGCGTCGGGGCATCTCGTGCCGCCGCGAACCTTCGTGATCGATGTCGGCGTCCAGGACCAGCTCACCAATGTGCGCCGCACGGCCGACGATTTCGACATGACCGAGGTCGACGCGATCATGAACCGGTCGCCGGTCACGGACGCCGTCATCCGCCACTGGCGGGAAAAGGCAGGCGAGCGCCAGACGGTGGTGTTCTGCTCGACCGTGGACCACGCGCGCAACGTGACCGCCGCTTTCAACGCGGCCGGTGTCGCCGCCGGGCTGATCCACGGCGACATGGCCGATACCGACCGCAAGACGACCCTCGACGCCTACGCGGCCGGAGAGCTGCGGGTCGTCGTCAATGTCGCCGTCCTGACCGAGGGCTGGGATCATCCGCCGACGGGCTGCGTCGTGCTGCTGCGGCCGAGCTCCTACAAGTCGACCATGATCCAGATGGTGGGCCGCGGCCTGCGCACGGTCTCGCCCGAGGAACATCCAGGCGTCGTCAAGACCGACTGCATCGTGCTCGACTTCGGCACGTCGACCCTGCTGCACGGTTCGCTGGAGCAGGACGTCGACCTGGACGGTCGCGAGCCCTCCGGCGAAGCGCCCACTAAGGATTGCCCGGACTGCGGCGCCATCGTGCCGCTCGCCACCATCGAATGCCCGCTGTGCGGTCATGTCTGGGAGCGTCCCGAAGGCGGCGAAGCAGCGCCGCTCGGCGACTTCGTGATGTCCGAGATCGACCTCCTGAAGCGGTCGAGTTTCCGTTGGTGCGATCTCTTCGGCGACGATGCCGCGCTCATCGCCAACGGCTTCAATGCCTGGGGCGGTGTCTTCTTCCTGAACGGCCGGTGGTACGGCATCGGAGGCCTCCAGAAGCAGCGCCCTCATCTGTTGGCCGTGGGCGAACGCACCGTTTGCCTCGCGGCGGCCGACGACTGGCTCAACGAGCATGAGAGCGACGAGAGCGCCCATAAGACGCGCCGCTGGCTGAACCAGCCGCCCACCGACCGCCAGCTTGCCTTCCTTCCGCCGGAGTACCGCCAGGATTTCGGGCTGACCCGCTACCAGGCATCGGCGCTGCTGGCCTTTCGCTTCAACCGCGACGCCATCCGCTCCCTCGTCTTCGGCGCGGCCGATGCCGCGCCCGTAGCAGCCATCGGGAGGGCGGCATGAGCCATGGCCTGTCCTACTCCCATCACGGCCGAAGACCGACGGCGGCTCTGGCATCCGCGTGGAACGCTCTGTGCTGTCTGCCGGCGACCCACCCGTGGCTTTGGCTGGTTCGACCCGGTGCGGTCGAAGCAACTGCGCCCCTCGGTCTGGTTCTGCTCGATGGCCTGCCAAGGCTTCTGGACGCGCTTGGCGCGGGAGCGCTGGGCCATGGTTGA